CCCGTCCCTCTCCTGCTTTACGGCGCCGTACCAGGCGCACCCAGTCCTCATCCTTGTTGGCGAGATCCCCCCTTATCGCCAGGGCCCGGTCGAACGATCCGCTCCTGGGCCCGATGAGGACGAACTCAGACTCACAGCCCGACTCGTATCCCCACCCCGATCCCGACCACATAGACCACACGCGCTCTGCGGGGACTCTCGTAACGAGTACGGCGCTATGCTCGAAGTTCCCCGCGAAGCTCATGGCAAGAGTCGGATCCGCTGACCAGGACGAGAGCGGGCGGGAACCCACCTTGGCCTCACTCAGCGGGCTCAGCTTGGTCCTTTCCTCCGACTTCGTACCGCGGAAGAGTGTAACCTCGGAGATCCCCATCTCTCGGAGCTTGCGCTGCGTGACGCGGTAGGTTGCTTCAGCAACGGCCTCGCTGGCGGCAGCTAGCCCTGCCTCGTCCAGCCGCCTACACTCCTCCCACCTCCACAGATCGGCCGGATCAATATGGAAGCCGTCCAGTGTGTCGGGGACGCCTAAGCCGAATAGGCGATTCACGGCACGCTGCAGGGATAGGGATCGGGGGTTAACGGACCAGCCTGCCCACTGGTCGTACCAGCCATTGAGCGCCCGGGCCACGCTGTTCGTGGTCACTGGGGTGCCCTTGGCCCAGAGTCCTGACCTGATCATCCCATCCCGGAACTTCTGCTTAAGCGCCTCGTCACCAAGGATCTCCTTTGCGACCGCCACCCGTGCCTTATTAACGAGGGGCACCGTGTATATCCCGGCATCCCGCGTAGCATGGTACTCGATCTCAGGCCTGCCCGTCATCCCCTCCGCCAGCTCGTCAAGGTTAGCAGGCCGAAGAGGCGGTAGCGCCTCGTATACCGCCGCCTCCTGCTCCTCAGCAGCGCCCTCCACCTCCCGGTACTCCTCCTCGTCCACCTCCTCCAGCACTTCGACACAGCGGCAGGAACCGGGGTGGAGCGGAGGTCCAGACACCCCACCGGGATAGGTCCCCCTAATCGTAGCCTTCCGACCTTCCATGGCCATGCAGGCGGGGCAAAGGCGATCATCAGGGGTAATTACCCATCTGCGGATACAGAACTCCGGCAGGAGTCCCTCCCCCTCCGCTACTTTCCAGGCGCTCCGGCGGGCCTCGTTGGCCGCAGTGATGAGCTCCGTACGAGCGATGTTCTCGGCCCGGAGCTGTCGCAACTTCTCGGCATACGCCTCCACCTTCTCCCGTATGACCTGGCGGTCAAGCCCCCTGGCGATTAGCCGGTTTTCGTAGTTGCACACGGCCACTGCATACCGGGGGTCCAGTCCCACCAGCGCCCGGACGTCGTCCATCAGCTCGTACGGATGCTTGCCGCCCTCAAGCCCCCTCGTAATGACCAGGCTTAGGGCCTCGCGGTCTGTACTCTCCAGGTGACGCACCAGCCTGGCGGCCTGCTTACTTACCGCGACCAGGGAGAGATCACTCACGGGGCCGAATGCCGCGCCCATGCCCCGGCCAAACTTGCGCTGCAGGGCCTCCAGCTCCTGCCTGGCGGCAGCATCTGTCGCCTCAGACAGCGCCTCGCCCACTACCTCGGTCGCGTGCTCCGTCACGGCGCTGAGCAGTGGAGCTAAGGCGTGCACCACATCGTCCTCTACCACATGCGGAACGGACAGAAGCCGTGTAGCGATATCTCGCCACTGATCAGGGCGGATGGTGAAGTCGTACCGGCGCGCCAGCTGGTTAGTGAGGCGAGCAATGAGGCGCCGCATGGCGGCGTAGGGGTCCCACTCCTCCTTCGCGATCCACCGGTAGTGAGGCCTCACCGAAACGATCACGGGTCCCTCACCTCACAGCCCCATGTGAGACTCAAGGCGCTCCAAGTCCTGGATGATGCTCTGCACCTTCTCCATCCAGGGATGGTTGGGCACGCAGTACCCAGGGCAATCGCGGGCGCCCTGGGGCGCGCCATAGTACCGGGCCAGCCAGGCGAAGTTAGCCCGGATCCCCTCCTCCCAGCTTCTGAAGCCGGCCCTATAGGCGAGCATCCCCCAGGCGTTGTGGGGCGCGAAGCAGTACAGCCCAAATGAGGACTCCACCCCCGCGATAGCCACGGGGAGGTAGGGGTTGATGCCTGTACGTAGTCCCTCCTCCGCAAAGATCGCCCCACATCCCGCCAGCGGGCTATTCCTCCTCGCCAGATAGGCGTCGATGACCTGCGCGACGGCGGGGCTGCCAGTAGTAGGCGAAGGCGGGGCGGCGGCCCTGGCGGTCACCTCCCCAGGGCTGAGGGTCTCCTCCCGCACCGGCGCAGAGGAATCTACCCTCTGCATGGATGGAGCAGCCTCCCCGCTCTCCACTAACCCCGGAGGCTCGGACTCCGGGGCAGGCGGCGGGGCACCCGGCCCAGGGACCGGCTGAGCGATAGATAGCGCTATAACTACCACCAAGACTACAAGTAGCCCGATCCCAATCCCGATTCCGACTACCGGCAACCAGTCCAGCCCCCTCGGAAGGCCGGCCCGTACCCAGGCTCTGGCCCTCTCCCATCGGCGCATGGCCTACCACCCCCTTGGCCCTCAGTCGGCCCTCTCCTCCGCGCTGGGATGCGGTGGGGCCGGCAGGTTAGCCAGCTCCAGCAGGTACCTGGTCAGGTCGTCGTTGGGGAAGATAGGGGCCCCCGCGGAGCTCAGGCTCTGCAGGAAGTCCCCCAGCTCCTTCAGATCCACCGTCTCCACCTCATCGTGGCGCAGCTCCGGGCAGTAGGCGGTGTCCCAGCCGTTGAGGGCGATTAGCCTTGGTATGGCGTAGGTGTTCATCACGGAGGCCACCTCGTCCAGGTACGCACTGATAGCGAGGGTGAAAAGCCGGGTCTTGTCCACCGAGAGGGCGTAGGATCCCACCCTCTGCGTCCCCAGCATGAGAAAGTCGGCCAGGATCGACTGAGCGATCCTGGTGTCGTAGCGCTCAATGGTGGAGGACAGCTCAAACTGGCGACGGCCCCCGGTGGTGAGCAACTCCAGGCGGTACAGCTCCCGACCATTCAGGTCATAGGCGAGCGGCATAACCACCCCCTCCTGAGCGTCCCTTCGCAGCCCGGATACCAACGACTGGAAGGCCGAGCGGAGGGCGACGTCCTGCTCCGTATCCCCTCGTAGCACCGATTCAGGAACCCAGACCACGGGTAGGCCGGCGAGATCCCGCTCAATGCCCATCGCTTCTATCACCTCGAGGTGGCGTTTGAAGTACCAGGGCCGGTAGGCATTCCGAAGGATTGACCTGCCCTCCGGCGAACCTCCCCGGTTCTCAGTACGAAAGAGCAGCCCCTTCTCGATGGGGATAACTGCCGTCCCTCCCTCCGGCAGGAGCTGGTGAAAGGCCCGTAGCCCGCCCGACTCATCAAGCTCCCAGCGCAGAAGGGTAAGCTGATCGCGGAGTGCAATCTTCCGCCACCCAATCCTCCCGTCGTCATACCGGCTGCGAAGGGCCGGGTCGTCCGAGGCCCCTCCCCTCCTCTTGTACACCACCTCGCAGAATGCCCAGCCATAAATGAGGAAGGACAGGATATCTGAGACCACAGCCTTCCAGGGCAGGGACATGTCCTCCAGGCAGGACTCCACGAAGCGGGCCTGCTCGACGGCGCGTCGGTCCTGACTCGACGACATGACGAACCAGCTGACGGATAAGCAGAGGTTGCGTATGGCGAGCAGGATGGCCCCAACTATCGGGTCCGTGTCCGCCATCTCGCGGTAGATCTTAGCCCCTCGCTGCCCGCGCAGCTCAGGCTGCCACTCATCCCCATACAGCGAGCTCCAACTCCCCCTCCCCTTGCCAAGCTCCAGGAATAGCGCGTCGCTCATGGACCATTCACCCCCTGACTGGCCTGTTCAGTCACCTCCCGCGCCGTGAGCACCCCCTCCAGCGCGAGAACCAGGGCTCGCCGGTGCACCTCCCAGGTGTACCTCCGCACCCACTCCAGGGCCCTGGCCACCTTGATCTCCCGCTCGCGCCGGTGCTCCTCGCTGACCGTGGCCTCCCACAGCCGGCGAGCCGCATCGCTCACATCCACCACGGGGCGCGGGTGGTAGTCAAAGCCATAGGCGAACTGCTCCCCTCTACAGCGTATGAGCCAACCCCGCTCCTCGGCCTCCCCCACGAGCTCAGTAGTTGCGCTGTTACGAGGGCCGACGAACGGCACGCCGACCGCGAAGGCCTCCGTGGTGGAGAACCCCCAGCCCTCCCCCATGGAGACTGACAACACCACGTCAGCGCAGCCGTAGATCAGACGCATCTGCTCCACAGCGACGTCGGAGATCCCCTCTACGTACTCCGATGGTGCCAGGATGAACTCCCCCGCCGCCAGGTCGAAATCGAGATCCTGGGCCATCAGCTTCAGCGGGGCCCCGCATGGCGCATCGTGAGAAGCATGCAGGTATAGCCTGGCCCGCCGAGCCAGCAACCGAGAGAAGGCCTTAAAAGCGAGTAGTGCCCGGCCCGGGTCCTTCCGCCACTGGTTGCGTCCTACGCTCACCACCAGGATCTCTCCGTCGTCTCCTATCCCGAAAATCCGCCCACGTGCCTCGCGCCTCTCCTCTGCCGTAAGCGGGCGAAAGGCATGGGTGTCGCAGCCGAGGTAGACGGTCCCGGCCTCGAGCCCCAGCCTGCGCAGCTCCCCCGCCCCCCAATGGGTATAGCAGAGCCAGGACGCAGTACTCGACTCCTGCGTAATGTCCGATGGATAGAGGCGCCTGTCGACAGGGCAATAGACGACCACGGGCACGTGCTGGCCATCCCTTCTTAGCAGCCGGATGAGCTGGGCGGCAAGCGGCACATCGAAGCTGATCAGCACAAAGTCTGGGCGGAAGCGGCGCGCCAGGCGGACGAATGCCGCTCGACCGAGTGTGTCCCCTTCGCGGTTCACGTGGGCGGCATAGATGGGGAAGGGGTACTCCACAGGATCCACGTAGGCCACGTGGTGATTAACCCCCATGCAAGTGACCTCGCAGCCCGCTGACAGCAGAGCTTGGATGTTCTCCCGGCAGACAATGCCCAGCCCTGTGTTCACCGCCGGGCTGTCGCCGTAGACCAGGACCTTCGCGCCTATCACACGGACCTCCTCCTCTCATTTTAACACGCGCGGGCAGCACGTGTCCAGCCTTACCCCCGGGCGGAGCACTATGATGGTTACCAGCTGGTAACTGCACCCGGAACCCTTCACGTGTGCAGAGACACCTGCGGCGCCTCCGGCCCTGGCCCGTCATGCTTTCCGTCCCCGCGCGGGTCAGGGTCGGGCACCAGAACGCCCCTCCCAGGCCCTACCGGGCTACCGACGGGGCTTTCCATGCCCCAGCAAAGGCCATGCAGGGGCCCTCGGTGCGCCCGGCGGATCCCTCCCGGGCCCTCGGATCCTCCCTGGGCACAATTCCTGGCCCCACCAATGCTCCGAGAAATAGTCGAGAAATAGCCGAAGGGCGGCCCGGAGGCTTCCAACGATAGCGCCGTCCCGGGCCCACAACTCGGCAGCCCTTCCCCGGGGTCATGGCAGGAAGCCCAGGCGTAACCAAGAGCGCCTCCCCGGGTGGCACCAGGCCGCCCAGGGTACGGTTAGGGGCCCGCCCCCAGGCGGCCCACGCAATCCGACAAGAGGGCGCAGGCAGATTACGACCGCGCGGGGCTAACGTCGCCCCCACCTCCACCGCCCAGATCCTCATCGCCCTCAGGGTGCAGCGGGCACCTGCCGCCGATAGTCAGCGACTGACAGCGTGGGCAGAGGCAGTCCCCCCACGCCTCGATCCACTCGATGCAGGCGGTAAACAGCTCGAACGCCGCCCCCTGAACCTCACAGGTCTCAGGCCGTGAGGTTTCCTCCCACCTGGCAACCTGGATCTCGATCAACGCCCCCCGCCCGGAAAGCAGCATCTCCCGTAGCACGCCAGGATCCTCCACCGGCTTGCCGCCATCAAGGGCCAGGAACATGCGCGGGAACTCCTGATCCTCCGCCCGCAGTGCGATTGCGAAGTCCCCACTTCGGGGAAGGCCGGGGTAGCGATAGACGCTCAGGGCCCGCCGTATCAGCTCAGACTGGGAGATCCGGCACCGGTGGGCCTCCTCGCGGACGTACTCCGCCATGTCAGGGTCGAGCTGGATGGTCGTACGGCGCATCAAGGCAGAAGCCACCTCCTCACCTCCCAGGCCCCACAGGGCCGCCGCGCCTCCTGCCTCCATCATAGCACTATGATAGCGCCCCTGTCAAGGGCTGAGGAAGGCCCACCAGGGGCGCCGCTAAGAGAGGGAACCAGGAAGGGATTTGCCGCGCGGGGCAGACGGAGCGACGGCACCGGCCGGAAGAGGGCCGGCATCCGCCCCCATGCGCGGGGTTGAGTGCAATGGGCGGCGCCCCCGGCAAGGCCAGGATGGATCCTACCCCCACCGCCGCGCCGGCCTCCAGGCCGGGCAGCGGTCCTGGTGCCTTCCCCCGCCCACCATGGCGGCTCAGGAGGGAGGGGTGCCGGCCCCCAGGGCGGAGGAAGGCGCCAGGCGTTGGGGTCTGGGCGGTTCACAGGCCCCCCGGGCCAGGGGTGGGGCGAGGCGGGGCGAGGAGGGGGCGGCGGAGCCGCCTGAGGCGCGGGGTCCGACATTGTGTCGGGTCCGGGGTGGTTCCGGAGACCACCTCCACACACACATGCCCCTGAAGAAGGGGTGTCTCTAAAAACCCTGCCTTTCATGGGGGGATTTTTTAGACACCCCCCCCTGTTTACCCCTACTGTGTGTGTGATTGAGCTCCGTCGCATGGGCTCCGTCCTCCACTCACGCTCCACCGAGGCCCCTCTCAGGGCCCCCATTTCCCCACCTACGCTCCACCTGGTTAACTGTTAACTATCGCTCTCAAGCTTCGAGGGTTGCCGAGAAGGGTCAACTCGAGAACCCCCCTCTCGGTCTCCTGATCCCTCTTCGCTATACACGTGGCCATCTCGGTGTTCATTCGACGCGGTGTCGGAGCCTATGACCGACCAGTCGTTCGATGCGGCCCCCTCGGCCCGACACCGTGTCGGATCCAGCTCCCGGTCATTCCTCGCCTCTATACAGCCCAGGGCCTGCGCCCCGTCCGGGTCCTCCACCGAGCGCACCTGGAAGGCCTCCTCAGGTGGGACCTCCCGCCATCTAAGGCCTTCCCTGACCGCGCAGCGGAGCGTCACCCACCGGAATCCTTGGGCGGCGATCCTCAACAGCTCTCTTACCCGGTCCTCCCGATAGAAACGGATCCATCCCCGGTGCCCAAACCAGGACTCCGCCCCCTCCCCTACCGGGAAGGTCACGAGCACCCCCCGCCGGGCTACCCGGCAGATCTCTGCCATCGCCTTCAAATCCCCGTCGGGGTCGCGGTGCCTGACGCCGTACGGGCGGTGCGGAAGCCCGATGTGCTCGATCGTCGAGATCGAGAACGCGAAGTCGAAAGCCCGGTCCGGGAAGGGCATGGCCCGGGCGTCGCAGACTACCGAGGGGCCGTACTCGTAGGGACGGAGATCCACCCCCTCCGCGTTGAACCCCAGGTGCCGCAGGACCGACAGGACGATCGAGTAGCAACAACCGACATCGAGCACGGACACCTCTGGCGAGGGATCGGGTAGGAATTCGCTCAGCCAGACGAGCTCCTGGGCCCTCTCCCCGCGCGCGCAGAGATATGCGAGTCCCTGGCCTTCCATCCTGGATCACCACCTCCACCTGGGCTCGGAGGGTAACCTCCAGAGAGGCAGCGGGGCCCCCGGGGTACTGGTGCGCCCCACTGCCATGGCGGGATAGTTGGAAACAAGTATGGGCGCCACCCCCACCCTGGAGCGCTCCAGGCTGGAGAGGATCCCATGGGCCCCGGATAGCGCGTCCACCAGGTCGTCGTGCCTCCCGCCGGGAAACTCCGAGAGCTGGCTCAAGAGGTCCCCGTTCCAGCTGGCCCTTACCAGTAGCACGTTCCCCGCCTCTGCCGCCGCGGATAGCGGGCGGGCCCTGGTGACCTTGTCCCTCGCCGGCCTCGAGGGGCGGACTATGAAGCCGGGCAGGACCAGCCGCTGGAAGTGATCGATGGTCATCACCCCCGAGGCCCCGGGCTCCTGCTCGATGTAGATCGGGATCCCAGGGCCGTCGAGCTCCGCCGTCTGGCGGACCAGATCCTCGACTCCCGCCGGCGTCGCCCTGGTCCTCCGCACATCCAAAACCCAGAACCTGCCCTGCTTGGTAGCCAGGAGGACTCCCGCCGTCCAGTCGGGATCCCTACCCGGGCGGGGCCGGGTTGCCGCCAGGTCCCAGTATCGCACCGCCTGGCCCTCCCTGGGCCAGTCGTCTACGATCGGGAACCACTCAGGGCGGAAGAGGATCCCCTCCACCGCGTCCCAGTCTCCCTCCAACAGCTGCCGCCGGGTGACCGGGTCCAAGCGATTCAGGCTCTGGAGGTACGACTCGGCGTCGATGTGAGGGTTATCCGAGAGACGGGCCGGGATGAACACCCGCCCGTGCTTCTTCCCTTCAATCAGGAACCGCTGCTTTACCCAGCCATGGCCGACATCCCCGGGGTTGGACGCTGAGCGCATGCGCAGGGGCACATTGAGCCCCTGAGGCCTTCTCAGCCGGCTGAACATGTAGCGATAGGTGACCTCCGAAAACTGCGTCAGCTCGTCAAAGCAGATGGTCTGGAACTGGGCGGAGCGGTAGCGGGTGCGCTGCCCCTCGGTCATGAGATAGCCGAAGGTCAGGGTGGCCCCGGAGGGGAAGGTCCAGACGTGCTTACGCCCATCCCAGTGCGCCTCCGTGCCGTCCAGCCACTCGTGGGCAAGGTCGATCAGGGCCCCGGGCAGCGATAGGTCGGTAAAGGTCCGCCGAAGGATGAGGGCGGAGTATCCTGGTGTGTCCACGTATTGGAGTGCCGCCATGAGCAGGGCGGCGCTTTTCCCTCCCCCGGCCGCGCCCCCGTAGAAGACCTCCAGTGCCGGGCACATAAGGAAGATGGCCTGGCGCTCCGTGGGCTCTACAGGGATCCAGCGGTTCTCCAGCACCGTGGCGGCAAAGATCGCCAAGTCCTCCGGCGTAGGCTGATACCCCTCCTGGGGCATAGGATCCTACCCTCCCTCTCTCAGCTGGACTCCTGCCCCTCTTTGCCTGGGATCACCTTCAGCTCCGGGGCCTGGGGCTTCGCCTCTGCTTTCTGTGCCCTCTCAACCAGGCGCCGGTACTTCTCGATCTTCTCCGAGATGTCCTTCGCCGCCTGGTTCAGTGTGGCGGTGGGAATCTGTCCCCGTGCCGCCCTCTCCACTCCTGCAATGACTGGAAAGGTGGCGCTGACGCGATTACAGAGCTGGATAAGGTCAGCAAGTTCGCGTGAACTCAGCTTGTCCAAGGCTTCAGGATCCTCTGACAGGCGCTTGAGCAGGGCGTGAATCGGCGTCATCAGGGCATTCATGATCAGCTGGGACTGCTCCGCGTGGCGCTCAGACATCTCCTGGATCTGGCGCACCTGGGCCCTTACGCGCTGTTCATCCAGGTAGCGGTCATACTCCTGGGCACGCCATGCCCAGTTGTGGCGGGCGGCCCAGCCTCCGATGGACTGCCGGCTCTTGCCCAAGATGGACGCCACCTCGCTCAGAGACCGCCCCGGCCCCAAGTCCCTGTAGATCCGGAAAGCCTCCCAGGCCTTTCCGCTTTCATCAGGCTGCCTCTCCCACGGCTGCATCATACCAATACCTCCTGCCTCCAGTGTACCGCGGGATGCAGGCCTGCGTCAAGGATGCGCCAATACTCAGCCGGTGGGGCCAAACCCCTGCTCACCTCTCAGGGAAGGGTCGAGGCTCTCGACTTCCAGGATCCGCACCCGGCCTGGCAGAGGTATGAGGATGAGCTGGGCCAGGCGCATCCCCCGCCGCACCAGGAACGGTCCGTCGCTGAGGTTGCGAACGCTGGCAAATAGCTCACCCCGCCAGCCGTTGTCGACCACCCCCGGCTGGACGAGCAGGTTGTGCCGGCGAAGGGCCGAGCTCCTCCCGATGATCAGGCCCCAGAATCCCGGCGGTAGCTGGACGCGCACGCCGGTGGGGACGTCGAGGGTCTCACCCGGCATAATCATCAGCTCCTCGGATGACGCCAGGTCCAGGCCCGCGTCTCCGGGATAGTGGCGAACGGGCAGAGAGCCTCCCGGGCCGAGCTGTACCTTCAGTACCTGCCGCGCCGCGCATAGCTCCCAGACGAGCTCCTGAGGGGCCTGCTGCCGCGCGCGGTGCGCAGCGAGCTCCCGCCTTAGGGCCTCCAGCCCTTCAGACACCTTCCCCTTCACCACCCGCACTCCCTCCAAGCCCTGGAAGGCCACGTGGTGGGCTTCCCCCACCATCGCTACCGTGGGGATCCCCCGCCTGGAGGCCATGAGCAGCTCCCAGACCGTACCCACGTGCCTGCAGGGCAGCCATAGCTCAGCGAGGACCGCCCCCGCCGCGCTCAGGGCCACGCGGTTGATCCAGAGGATGGACTCAGCGTCCTCCCCTCCCCCGTTCCACGAGAAGGCCCCCGCCGGGTCATAGACGCTGTACCCGGCTTGGGCCAGTAGCTCACGGGCCTCCTGCCTCCAGGCTTGCGCCTCGGGTATAGCGTCATCTATCGCCCCAGCCAAGTAGACGAGCACCCCAGATCCCTCCCTCCTACCACTTTACTCCGCGCCGGCAGACCAGGGCGATCAGCCCATAGCCCACCAGGTCCTTCCAAGTGTCCTCGAGCGTCTCCTCCGTAGCCGGCTCGCGGATGGCGGAGCCGCCCCCCTCAATTACGCCCCTCAAGTTGAGGTTGTGGAGGCGCATCGCCTTGTCGATAACGCGGACGGTTAGGCCCAGCTCACCGCCTGTTAGCCTGATGTTCTCCGATCCGTAGTCCCTGCTCTTGCGCAGAAGCATGGCGGTGATTTCCCTGGTTACCTCCTCCAGGGCCCTCGCCTTCTCCTCCTCGCTTGCCGCCACCAAACGTCACCTCCTCTTCTCTCGTACCAGCTCTCTCCAAGCCGTGCAGCACGTCCCCCTGCCGCATCCGGCATACACCAGGCGCGTCCCCGACGCGGAGGTCAGAGACTCCACCACTTGCCCGATCGGGGTATGGGCGTGGAGCAGCGCGCAGGACTCCATCTCCTCATGGACACCGGTCCCTAACGGGCAGCCGGCCTCCGGGAAGCCGGGTAAATAGTCCAGGAAGGATACCGCCAGCAGGTCGGGCCCCGCCAGGCACACCGCCCGGAGGAATTCGGGCCACTCAAAGAGCCCGATGCGCCTCTTCCGCCCCGTGGTGGTAGTCAGCTCCGGCTCACGTCCGATGTCCGCCCAGTCCACCTCATGGCGCAACGGGCCAGAATCTCCCCCCACGCGGATAGGGAAGGTCCGGACCACCCCGACCACATGGGTCACTCGCAGCGGTGGGATCCCCACCTCCCCCAGGACAGCCCCTGGCGTGGTATCTGCGCTTGTGCAGTGGGGCCAGGGGCCATGTATCAGGGATAGGCCGATCCCCTGCGTGCCCTCGATTACTGTGACTCCCCGCTCGTGCGCGCGCAGCAGCTCCATGTACTCCGCGTCAGTGATGAGGAAGGGGCGGAGAGAGGGCGCCTGGGCGGCGGGGATCCAGCCGCAGCGTGGTAGCCGACTAATCCTCGCTCGCCGCGCCTCCCCCACCCCCTGGGCCGTGGAGCCTATGGCGGCCTGGATCTCCCTTTCCGCCTCCCGGTGCATCGCGGTAATCACCCCGGCGGCCTCGTGGATGAAGAACCGCCCCTCCACCTGGATTCCCGCTGCGCGCAGCTCGGAGATCTCCATTGCCAGCCGTGCCGGGTCCACCAGCCCCCCAGGCCCCAGGGCGGTCAGCGCCCGCGGAGCGATGATGGCGGCGGGGATGTGGTGGAGCTTCACCACCGCCCCCTCGCCAGTCACCACCGTGTGCCCTGCATTGGGGCCCCCTGATCTTAGCCCCAGGGTCGTCCATGGAGCCAGCGATGCCGCCACCTGCCCCTTTCCCTCGCTCCCGTATTGAAGTCCCGCGATGACGATAACCATCACTCTCCCTCCTTCTCCTCACCCTTCTCGGGCCCGGACAGAGGCCGACCATGGGCGTCACACGCCGGCTTCTTGCCGAACCTCAACCAATACAGCCCATGCATGACTGCGTCCCTGGCGTGCTCCCCCAGCTTAAGGTCCCCCAAGTCCACGAAGCTCCGGAGGTCCTTCCCCAGGAAGTAGATCTTCGCGGATGGAGGCTGCAGTACGACGCGGTGATCCCCGGCAAGCCAGCGCAGTACGCCGATTACCTGGACAGCGGTTAGCCGGCTGAATGGGGCGGAGCCGGGCCAGGACTGGTAATCCTCCACCACATAGATCCCGCCCTGGGGTAGGGCCTGGGAGATGCGGTGGAGCAGCTCACGCCACGGGCACTCTCCCGCCCCTACGAAGGTCTCCCCGCTCCAGAGGGCCCACCCGCAGGTGTCGCCGGGATCCACTGCCCAGAGCGGGCCGTGCCACTTCGGACTCACACCACCACCTCCCTCTTCTTTGCCCAGGACGTGCCGCAGGATATGTCCACCTTCAGCGGCACGAGCTCGAAGAACTCGAAGTCCTCCATCGCCTCCACGATCTCGGGGACGGCCCAATCCGCCCCCTCCGGCAGTTCGACGATAAGCTCGTCATGGATCTGGGCGACTATCGAGCCGCCTGCCCGGCGGGCGATCTCCTGCACCCGGACCATTGCCCTGCGCATCACGTCCGCACAGCCGCCGCTAATCAGCGTCTGCAGCACCTTGTGCCCCGGCAAAGAGGAGGTATCGCGCCGGCGTCCTGTCCAGTAATAGATGTAGCCACGCGTGCGGGCGACGCGCTCTACTTCCTGCGTCAGGGCCCGCACGCGGGGATAGACCTCTCGGTGTCGCCGTATTAGCTCCTGGGCCCTCTCAGGGGTGAGACCCCAAAGGCGGGCCAGGGCATGAGGGCCGGTACCGTACACCAGGCCGAAGTTGACGCGCTTGGCATCCCGCCTGGATACGCCAAGCAGCTCCGCCGTAGCCTGATGAATGTCCTGCCCCTCCCGGAAAGCCTGGACCATCGCCGGCTCCTCCGCGTAGTTCGCCAGGGTACGGAGCTCCATCTGGCTATAGTCGAAGAACCATAGCCTACAGCCCGGACTGGCGACGATTACCTCCCTCTCCCGGTGTATCTCGTCGGGGTGGGGCAGGCCCTGCAGGTTGGGGTTGCTGCAGGCAATGCGTCCTGTTACGTAACCTACCTGGTTGAGCTGAGGGTGCAGCCTTCCGTCCACGGTTAACTCCTGCAGGCTACGATAGGTGGCCCGGGCCTTTACCCAGGACCGGTACTCAAGTAGCAGGCGTACGAAGGGGTGGTCCACAGAGGCCAGGCTAAGCTCCGAGGTGGACACCTCGCCAGTAGCCGTGCTAAGGGCCCCCTCGATTCCCAGGCGCCTCAGTTGATCGGCCACCTGCCGAGTACTGCTAAGCCTGATCTCCCGGCCGATCATTCTTCGGGCTGCCTCCTCCAGCTCCGTTATCCGGCGACTGCACTCCTGCTCGAGCTCGATGCACCGGGATAGGTCCACGCAGACGCCGTACTCCTCCACCTGCTGTAGCGTGCGGAGGAGTCTCATGTCCCATTCCGCCACCTCAAGGATCCGGTGATCTATCTGGGCGAGATCCGATAGCCTCGCCCACTGCGCCTGCGCAAGCCGCCAGGTAAGCTCCACGTCCTTACACGCATAGGCGCCCAGGATATCAGGCGGCACCCAGTCGAACCGCCAGTTCCCCTCCTCGTCCTTCAGGCGGTTCTCAGCCAGGTACCGCTTCAGCTCGTCCTGGAGCTGGCTGGCATGAGGATCCACCGACTTCGCCAGCGCCTTCAGGGCGAAGGATGGCTCGTCTGGATTGAGCAGGAAGGCGCCGATCATGGTGTCCCAGATTCGCGCCTCCCGCTTAGGGCGGATTCCCTCCGCAGCGAGCATGTGGAGGTCAAACTTCAGGTTGTGGCCAATGAGGACGTCAGCCTGACTGAGTAGCAGCTCCAGGCGAAACTTGGCCTCCTGCTCCGACCGCTGGTGCTGCTCCGCGCCGGTATAGAAGAGCGTGGGCCGATCGGGCAGCCTGTGGCGGAAGGCCACGTAGTAAGGCTCCCGCCCGTCGACCATGGCGGCCCACCCGCAGATCCGGGCCCCCCGCCAAGGGTAGAGCCCGGATGTCTCCGTGTCGATCACTACCAGCATGTCCCCTCCTTTCAGAAGCGAAGTTTCCTTCTCCGCGCTGCCGGCGCGGCTTGCCCGGCGGCCCAATGCAGGAACCGGTTAGCTGCCTCCGTCTTGCGCCAGTAGTTGGCCTGGTGGCGGAGGAGTCCACGCCGGGTCATCCAAGCAAACAGCTCCTTGACCTGCGCGCGCTCAAGTCCGGAGGAGGCCTCGAATGCGCTGACGGAGAGGTAGTCGTCGCCCATGAGCGCGTCAAGCACCTCGGGCCATACGCTGCCGAGCATGTCCTGCACCTCCTCCAGCAGGCGCTCCATGTCCGCTAACCTGACCGGTGCCTGCCGCCTGGCATATTGCTCGTATTCGAGCCCGCGGTACAGCTCCTGCATGTATTCCGCGGCGAACTCGACATGCGCCGGATGTACGATCAGCTCGTCTCCGTCCCCTCCCGCGCTGAACAGCCGGGCCGCCACGGCGGCAGATACCCTGGCGAGCTTGAACCGGAAGTCCGCGGCGCTCACCAGCGGTATGTCGCATTCGGTCCCCTCCTGCGCCCGGGCCAGGGCGAGGATGTACTCCTCCGCGTCTGGTGTGAAGATCACCTGCTCTGGGCGGCGCGTCCAGGCCCAGAGTACCAGGTCGCGGCAGAGATCCGCCGTGTACACGTGCCGGACATCCCTCATTGCTGAGATGTGCTGGTTCATCACCTCCGGAGGCACCTCTCCCGCCTTTACCGCCACCGCGAGATCCAGGCGGGCGATGTCCTCACTCTTGGAAAAGATCGTCCGGATGGCCTGTACTGCGTAGGTGTAGGACGCTATCGCCCTGCCCGTCCTGGGGTTCGTGATGAAGATCAGTCGCGTGCGGGCCGGGGTCTGGGCTGAGACCACGCGCCGTACCTCGGCTATACCGGAGCTTCGGAGATCCGACATGAGCGCGATCTCCTCCTCGTCCAGGCCGCCGAACTCGTCGATGATCACCAGGCGGCGGTCGTTCATGGGGATTACTCCCCAGGACAGGAACCACCCCTGGCTCTCCTGCAGGTTATAGACTAGCCCGGTACGAGAAGCCGTCTCCCCGCTAATCCTCAGGCCCAACCCGTAGTGGTCGCGGATCCGCTCGGCTATCTGGCTCTTCCCCTCCCTCGTGTCCCCGATGATGAGGGTCTGAAGCCAGCCCCTGCGATGCGTCTCACCTTGGAAACGGAAGCCGATCACGCTGTGGTAGGTCAGATCCACCGCCATCGCCACGAGCTGGCGCCCCCAGATGCGCGTGACATTGCGCTCCAGGTCCTGGTGGATCTCCTCCATCTTGGCGGCTATCGTCTGCCCAGGCGCGGGCTGGAATAGCCGGCTAAGCTGCTCCCTCCTCTCCTCGCTAAGCGTAAACTTCGCCAGTGATCCTGATATGGGCTCGGCCTTCCGGATCAGTATCACCACCGTTTGGCTGCGAGGATCCGGGATGGGCCGCGCCTCAAGCCGGTACTCCTGCCCGGCGCGGAGGGTCTCCTTCCCCTCGCTTAGGTAATAGCCGCGCCGGACCACGTACTCCCCCTCATCAGGGCGAGGGATGAGTCGCACTTCCTGCACGCCTACGTATGACGTAGGCCGAACCCGCGCAGCGTGGCAATTCTGGGGCACGCGTAGTGCGGCTCTCATCGCTCCTCGCACCAGGGTGTCAGAGGCGGAAGTCATGGAGACGATCTGCCTCTCACTGAGCTCCGCCTCCGACTTTCCCCCCGCCGCGGCGACTGGGCAGCGGGAGCACCGCGACTCCGGAGAGGCCGAGGGCACGCACTCCACCTCGCACCGCTCCGGCACGAGAAAGGGGCTGATACCCTGCCCAGAGACCATCACCTCCAGCGCTATAAGCCGGCCCGCGAGATCCACCTGGCCCGTCTGGTCCAGGGTCGCCTCCACCGGCAGCTCCTCCTGCCTGACCACCACCTCGCACCGCCCGGGGCAAAATACCCCCAGTCCTCTCATCACGGAGCAGGAGAAGTAGTAATCATCGTGATCGTAGACGGTACGGATCACGGAGAGCGTGGCGGCCTCCAGTCTTCTCCCCCTCGCACTGGTGAGATCCTTGGGAGTCCGCTTCGCCCATTCAAGCAGGGCGCGCTCCACGCGGTCCTGGGGCCACCCCAGCGCCTTCATCAGGGTGGACAGGCAAAGGGTGGCCTTGTTCCTGGTTCCTGCCACTCGCAGGTGGTTATGGAGGAGATCCTGCGCGCACGGAGGCAGCGGGGATCCCTCCACCACCCGGTACTCGGGCCGCGAGATCCGGAGCTCCTCGTACCGCTTCACCATTGAGCTATACCAGGCGGCGGCATCGGATATAGCATCCTGACTTCGCCACTGCTTCTCCGGCCTCGGCCCCTTCGCTAAGGCCCTTATCTTCGAGGGCGAGAGCTCAAGCTCCGAGGGCTCCAGCTCGACCTTGAACAGCCTGCTCGACGGGTGGACCGTTCCGGGTACGCGCCACATGCGGCGGGCGGTGTAGACGGCGGGATCCACCGTCTCCAGCCTGAGCAAGGACCGCAGCTCCTCCGCTATGAACCGGAAGACGCGGTGAAGGTCCGGGCGGCCCTGGACTCCCAGGGCCTGCCCGTTGACCAGCACGTGGATCCCACGAGCCCCGCTAAACCAGAAGCGCACGTCGCCCTCCAGCCCCAGCGTCCTGGCGAAGAACTGATGGAGCTTGCGGGCGTCGGACAGGACGCGCGCGAGATCCTGCGCGTCTCCGTGCGCGTCCAGGTCGAAGTACAGGTCGGCCCAGGTATCCTCACCTTCGACCGCCTCCGGATTAGCGAACCGCTGGACGGTGGCGAAGACGTTGTAGCCCCCGGCTTCAAGCGCCACCGCCGGCAGCTCCCGGACGGGGATCCTCCGCCACCGCTCAAAGCCGCCCCCCGGAGGAGCATACGTCACCTCCACATAGGGGTAGCCTTCCATGGGGCTCCCCCGTTAGCTTAGAACAGCAGCGGGCGCCCGGCCCCCTTCGCCTGGTCCGCCACCTGCGGCGCTTTTCCCGCGGGCAGGAACCGCGCTATGTCTTCCCGCTCCTCACCGTTGCGCTCGCGGGTCACGACCTCAGCGATGACCCGTCGGCCTATGTAGTCCTCAGGCTCGAACTCGAACTCTCCCTCTGCTCGCTCGCCCAGGGCCCGCAATAGTGCCTGGAGTCGCCAGAGGGCCTGGGGCTGCAGGCTCATGGTGAAGAAGAGCCTACGCCCTGGCTCCCCTTCCAACAGCCGGAAGGTCCAAGTGACTACCGGCTGGCCCGAGGTCTTGCCCTCACCGAGCATAGCGTCCTCGATCTCCACGAGATACCTGCCCGGCTGGAGGACTTTCCTCTCCTCGAAGTAGAGCCTCATTACTGTCCCTCCTTTCCCTCTGTAACCTGGATGAGCCGAATGATCCTCTCGAAGTGCGGATCTTCCATGACGCCCCCAAGGGCGCCTGACCGGTCCTTCGCTATGAACGACACCCCCGGCTGGGTAAATAGCAGCCTTCGCAGGCCGTCCTCGGTCTCTGAGACCACCAGCCTTCCCACCACATCTACGTAGGCGCAGACGTCGCCCGCGAGCTTGTCGCTCAGGGCGGGCTGATAGGTGATCTCGCCGGAGCGCTCGTCGCGCACCTCCTTCTCCATACTCACAAAGACGACGTGCATGGGGAGATCCCGGAAGGCCCGGACGATTCTCCGCATACGCTGCGTGTTCTTGCCCCAGTCGGAGAGCGTAGGCATGTCATCCCTGTAGGGATGGCGCGGCTCCAGCTCAAGGATCTCGTCCATAAGCCTCCTCTGGAGCTCGGTCAGGCTGTCGATTACGACGGTCTGGTATCCGTGGTCTTCGCGCAGGAACCAGAACGCCTCGGTCACCTCTTCGTAGCGGGTGATGGTCAGGACATCCACGTCCCTATCCCGCGGTATGCCCAGCGTGCCCCCTTCGCAGTCCAGGATGATCGGCTTGGGCGCGGACGACGCGAGGTAGGTCTTCCCTACCCCCGGCCGCCCATAGATGAGCACCTTGACGTAAGGGGTTACCTCTCCCAGTCTCCGTATCCTCCTCGCGATCCCCGCGCCGTCAGAGCTCTGCTGCGCCATCGAACTCCCTCCTTTCCCGGGCGTATAGCTCGAAGGCCTCGACGGGCACGCCCTTCAGATCCGCGATGCAGGGCTCTTGGTACGGGCAACTCGCGCATAACGGCCCTGAGGCGCGATAGATTGGCGACTTCCCCGCCCTGGCCCGGCGGATCTCAAGGGTTATCCGGTAGGTCTCCTCGGCTATGGCCCGTAACTCCTCCTCCGTCTTTGCGACGCGGTACCGGTCGAAGAACTTGCCGCGCTGCTCAAAGTAGGCTATCTCCTCCGCGTAGTCCTCCGGATCCAGCCCCGCGTCGATAACGGCCTGCCTGTAGGTCTCCGCATCCGTATCTATGTCCTTCCTCCTGCTAATCCCACCTCCCTTCAGCAACTGAGGCCTTGTCGGCACCTTGCGCCTCGCCAGGTTATAGATAGCGCCCGCCGGCCTGTGGCGCCGGAGGGCCCAGAGGTAGAGGCTCACCTGGTAGGCCAGCTCATCGAGGCCGTAATCGAAGCGTGAGACCAGCTTGTGCTCAACGATCCAGAGCCTCTCCTCCTCGTCCACCACCAGGAGATCTACAACACCCCGAAGGACGCCGGCGGTGAATCCTGGCCTGCGTATCCTGCACCGGAAGGGCCACTCCACGGCTATGACCCGCCACCTATCCTGGGGTGCCACGATCGTAGTGTAGCGGTGAAAGATCGCGACCGTCTCCTCCACCTGCGCCTGCAGCTCGTCGTCCATCTCTATACTGCCGTCCCTCGATGCTCTACTCCACCAGGATGACACTACGGCCTGCCAGCCTATGGCTTTAGCCCCGGCGCGCCCCCTATAGAAGTCCGCCAATAGCTCATGGTAGAGGCTGCCCATTGCCAGCGCCCTGGGCGGCGTCGGTGGTTCGAGGCCAAGGGCGTAGGCGTACAGCCAGCGCTGCCGGCATCTCGCGAAGGTCGAGATCTCAGAGTAGCTCGTCTCTATGGTCACTTTCCACCTCCCCTCTCAACGCTCCCCTTAGCGCCTCAGTATCGAGAATCAGGCTACTGAGCCTGCTAATCGTTAGACCGCCGGTGTGCACCGCGAGGTCTATAGTCCTCTTGCAGAGGAGCCTTATTACCTGGGTGCCCCGCGCGGTCCCCCCTGGGCGAATTGCGCGGCTCACGGCCTGCTCGTTGCGGTGCGGGTTCCAATCCAGGTCCGTGAAGATGACGAGGTCCGCACCCGCCAACGAGAGCGCCTCTCCCGCCGCGCGGATCGTGCAGAGCACGGTGGAGATATCCCCCGCCCTGAACCGGCGAGCGACCTCAGCCCGAGCCGCCTCGGATTCTGATCCCGTAATCCTCCCGGCGCCAGGGATCCTCTCCTGCAGCAACCTAAGGGTCGCCGCGAACCCGGAGAAGATCACGGCCCGCTGTCCCTCGGATAGAGAAGTGCAGGCCTCAAGCTTCGGCCCCTCCTCCGGGAACCCGAGCATCAGCGGGGAGACAGCGAGCTGTCGTAGTCGCGTACACCTCGCGAGGACGGTTGGAGCGTCAAGGCGCTGGCCCTCGAGCTCAGCCACCATCTCCTCCTCCATGCCACGGTATAGCGCCGCCTGGCGGTCGCTCATCTCCAGCAGGATGGGCTGATCAATGCGTTCGGGAAGCTCCTGCAGTTCACTCCTCACCCGGCGCAGGACCAACCCCTGGAGCTCCTTACTGAGCCCCTCGGGATCCCGGCATTCCCCAACCTTCCAGCCCCAGGGCGTGATCTCCACGTAGCACCATCTCTCCACCCACCGCCAATACGAACGGAAGAGGTCTGGCCTCGCGATGTGCAAGAGGCTCCAGAGCTCATGGGTCTTGTAGAAGGGCGTGCCCGTGAGCAGCCAGGCGTAGCGCGCCCTGCGGGCCAAAGTGTACGCCGCTCGCGTGGTCTTCGCCTTGCGGTTCTTGACGCGGTGCGCCTCGTCCAGGACCACGCCCTGGGGCCGGAGCGCGAGTAGCCTGGGCTCCGCGAGGAGCTGCTCGTAGTTAACGACCAGCACGTCCGGATCGGCGGAGAGATCCAGGCCCCGCTTCCTGTCCAGGGCCAGCACTTCGAGATCCGGGGCCCATAGCCTGGCCTCGCTTAGCCAGACCTCCCTGGCTACCAGGGGTGCGACTACGATCCAGGGGCGCGCCCGCGAACGGCGCATGGCGGAGAGGGCCTGGGCCGTCTTGCCCAGGCCCATCTGATCCGCCAGTATACACCGCTCCCGCTCAAGCAGGAAGGCTACTCCCTCCTCTTGGTAGGCTCTTAATGCCAGAGTCACTGCCATTCCCCCTGGGGCCACACGAAGATCTCAGGGTCCTTGATGTACCAGGTGATCCGGCGCCTACTCTCATGTACAGCAATCTCCATAGCCCACCCCCCTTCATCTACCGCGGCGTTTCCGGGGATCCCCGACCAGAACCCAGAAGTCCCCGAGGTCGAGGATCATGCTACAGCGCAGCCGCCAGTCCGAGTCGTACCATTCAAGGACCAACCCCAGCTCCGCCGGCCTCGCCCGGGCCACCTTGGGCACCAGTGCCATCAGGTCACTGGCCTCCCTTGCGATCCAGCATGTACGCCCCCCGATGACCATCCGCATGGGCCGGTGGAGCCTGGCAAGGCCCAGCTCAGGTGAGAAAAAACTCAGGCTCGCTCCCCTGCTGCGCTTTGGACTTGGATCCCTTGCCGCGCTCCGCCTCGCGCGCGGCTATCTCCTCCGCCTGCTGCGCCAGCTCGTACCAGCCAGCCACAGCGCAAAGCACCTTCCCTTTGCGCAGCTGCTCCGGATCTCCAGTCTTGAACATGCGGATGATCCGGGATTTCAACTTGGCGTCGTGACCGATAGCGAACCTGGCGGACGTGGGGAGCCCGCACCCGCACCAGCAAAGCCCATCCTTAACCAGGGCTTCGGCCTCGAGCGCCACTTCCTCAGGATCGAGTCCCAGGCGTCTCGCCTGCATCTCGAGCTCGGCGTTCATACCTGTCACCTCCTTTCCCTCCTTCTCCCGCCCCCTGGTCGGAGAGGGGCTAACTTGGCTGGCCGCTATCCTCGCCGCCTGGCGGAACGGATAGCGCTCCAGCACCAGATCCAGTGGGGCGCATTTCACGTATGAATCCCCTCCGTAGCCTGGGAGTTGAGCCACGTAGGGGCCAAAGGCCGTCCTGATGATTTCCCCCCGGATCGCATGCGTCATGAATGTCCGGCATTCCCATTCGTCTACGCGTATCGACGCCAGGATCTCAGGGTCGAGCTCCCCCTGCCAGGCGCGAAGGTTTGCCGCGCCGCAGTCGGGGCAATTGTCCGGCCTCTCGCCCCCGATGAGTGTGCCGTCCCGGGCCCGGACATCCAGGCCGTGAGCCCCGCACGCGGGGCACTCCCAGCGATAGAAGACCGCCCGCTCCAAGATCTCACCCCCTCTCATAGACAGAGGGCCCCCGCCCTCGGGGGCACAACCCCATAGGGGGCTGTGCAGCCCTTAGGCGGGGGCCCAGGTCGGCCGCTCCCCACAGCCCATCAGGACTGCTCCGGAGCGACGCCACCGATCTCCTCCTCCAGTTCCTCGGCCCGGACGAGGTCCGGATCCGGTCTCCATGTCCCCTCCCAGGTCCTCCCGAACCGAGAGGGCCAGATCCAGGCCTCCCACCAGCACCCCCCTCCCTTGCTGGTGGGGGCGGCCCAGGCCCGGATTTCCGGGTGGTCCGGCCACTCGGACCACCCGCACCACGACCTGGAGCC